GAACCGCGTCCATGGCGCACCTAGAGTCTGTTCTATCACCACATTTTTGCGTGCGCCGTCTGCATGGATAAAGGTTCTAGTGTCCGTATAAATCGCAGTATGGTGCGGATACTTTGCGCCTCGCATTTTGAAAAGTAGCAGCGCTCCGGGACGCAGCGTTTGAAGCCTTCTGCACGAACGGTTCGTCGCTTCCAAAAGTAGCGGACTTGGTTCACGTCCATAAGAAACTTTCCCGGTCACTCCTAGTTCTTTGGCCAGGTCTATTCCGCGAAGCGTGAACACTGCGGCAAATAGTCCGATGCAGTCGACACCGCTGCCGATCTCCCTGCCCTGATGCAAGAACCGCACGCCGATTAGCCGGCGCGCTTCCAGGATCAGTTCCGACGCTGGGATTTCGTTACCTTCTAACAAAGCCAGGCCCCTTCCAATCTAACGCCACACTGGACGGTTCGACGTCATTAAGCCACCTTTGCACAGACAGGAATGCCCCTCCTTTGGCGCCGACTGTTGCGCCGTGTTTTACGCCTTCTTTGATCCGTACCATCGCGCCCTTCGCGCGCATTGTCCCGTCTGGACCTGTTTCAAGCATTTTATCTTTCAGCACTTCGCGCCCTTCCACGGAAAACCGAATATCCCCGCTCACTGCGACTTCTATGGAACTGACATTTGGATGCGCGTGTCCCGGAACCCTACCTGGACCATGACCGACAAACATTTCGACCTGGTAGGGCGGCTTGCGACACAGCACCAGCCCATGGATCACCATTCCGCCGAATATGTATTCCGTGCCGCCATCATTGAGAATAGGCAAAGTGTCCAACGGCTGGCGCAAGAACCAGCGATAAAAGTCGACAAGGGATCGAAACGTGTTCATGGCGGAATCCAGGTGCCGATCGGTCCTGGATGCGCAGCGGCCAGCGGGACGAACGCGTTGTTATAGTTCTCGCCGTTCGGGTTCGTCGATTGGCTGTAGTCGAAAAACAGGTAATCGCAGTGTTGCGTGAACGGCGTGCCGGCGATCGCGCCGGTGCCGATGTCATATAGGTCATCGACCGTTTCCGGGATCGGCGTCGGGCCTGGGCCGACCGCGCCCGACCATTCGCTGTGCTGAACCGACTGCCCGGTCGGGCCGGTCGATGTGAACGTGACGCCGCTGGCCGTCGTGCCGCCGAAGTGGTAGGCGACCGCGCGACCGTAGCAGCGCGAATTAACGCTCCCGGACCGCACCAGGTCGGGACCGGCCAGGACCGCGCCGTCCTTTTGGATATAAGCCGCGTATTCGTCCAGCAGCTTGTCGCCGATCGCGATCGTCGACGCGTTCATGAAGTTCTGGAAAGCGATGTGCGGGTGGTCGGGCAGGTAAAGCTGGATGGCGTCGTGTTCCGCCTTCAGCGCCGCCAGGTAGACCGATGAATCGTAGCCGGTGCCGGTCAGCGTGACGCTGTTGGCCGTTTCCTGCGTCACCAGTCCTTCCAGGTTCGGGCAGCCGTTATACCGGGCGCCGAACGCTGCCATCAGCCGCGCCCAGCGCGCCTGTATGACCGCCATGTTCCAGCGCCATAGCATGACCTGGCCGCCGCTGCCGCTGGCGACGTAGGCGCTCAGATACGCCGGCGCCGGACTGGTGCCGTCGAACTTCTTGACGACGATCATCGGCGCCCATTGAATCCCGCGCGCCAGGCACTGCGCGTAATCGGCGTCCATGCGCGTGAAATCGTAGCTGTCCTTCGCCGGCTCCACTTCCGCCCAGTCATAGCGCATCAGCACGCCGTGATTGCCAGTGAACGCCAGGTTCTTCGGCGACACGCCGCTGCCGGTCGTGCCGGTGTGGCCGCCAGGCAGTGCGCCGTCGGCATAGCTGCCCGTGATCGTGATGGTGCCGTTCGAAAACGAGAATGACCCGGAGTCGTCGCCGACCTGATGCTGGCTGGGCGCGATCGCGGTATATAAACCCATGTTGTAGGTTTTGCCGGTCGGCGTCGGCGGGACCGGCGCCGGCGACACAGGCGGGATCGGAACGATGGCGCCGCCTTCCTCCGCGGCGCCGACCTTTTTGACCGTGCTGGCCACGCCCGACAGCAGCGCATCGACGCCTGGGATCAGCAGCCCATAGCCGCGGAAGTTCGCCAGGTTGTCAAACTTGTTAAGGCAGGTGCCGGCCAGACGATCGCAGCCGGGCGACAGCGTGAACGTGTCGCCGACCTCCACATCCTGCGGGAAGGCTTCGAACAGTTGCAGCGCGCCGTCGGTATCGACCCGGACCTGGCGCAGCACGGCGGCGTTCGCGCCCGTCACCCCCGTGAGATTACCCAGGCTGAAATAGCCGGTCGGCTGGATGGTCAGCCCGCTGACGGTCAATTCGCGGCGCGATGTCACCGATGCCGCGACGACGTTGATGGTCAGCGCAGCCGCATCGACCTTACAGCGCGCATCACCGAACCGGATGACGGTGCATTTATCCGAATAGGTCTGGACGATGTTCTGCTGCAGCTTCTGCGCCAGGCCGCGCACTTCGGTTTTATAGCCGCCCGACGAATCATAGGTGATTGCGCCCAGGAACCCGGAGCGCATCGGGACCTGACCCATATCAGGGTCCTGCCAGTTCACAAAAAAGAGTTTGACCGCGGCGAAGTCCAGCAGCCGCGCCTCGATGTCCTGAACGCTGACGTCCAGATAGAGCGTTTCGTTCTGGCCGACCGCGCCCTGGACGTCCATGTTATCGACCGCCAGGTCGGCGTTCGATTTCGTGTTCGAAGGAAGAATGTTCGACCGGGCGCTATAGGTCCCTGCCAGGTCGCCGGTTCGGATGACGATGTCCTGGTCGTGGTCGGTGCCCAGTATCTGCACGCCGTTGCGCTTCGTAATCAGCCAGCACAGGGAAAGCGTGGTCGTGGCGCCTTCCAGGTGCGACTGAAGGGGACCGGGGATCGTTTTCATTCAGGGCGCCGTTCCCGCAATGTGAAACTGCCACTTTGGATTTCGTGCCCGTCGACGATAACCAGCGCCAGGTTAGACGTGAACCGGCAGCACAGGTCGAATTCCCCGCCCCAGGACCCGACGTCACCGACGAAGCTGCCGCCCGGCACCAGGATGCCGGTCGATTCGTCCAGGGTCCAGTCGGTTTGAACGGCGCCCAGTGTGTTCGCGACGGTGATCGTGGAGCCGACCGGGCGATAAATTTCGCGAATCTGCGTCAGCGATCCCGCGGTGTATTCCTTGACCATCTGGAATTCGCCGCCGGTCAATTCTTCGAACGGCTGGTCTAGTGCGCTCGCCGTTTCGTTCGTCTTACAGCTTTTATAATCGGTCCAGTCCTTGAACCGGAAGCTGCCGGACATTCCGCCGACGGCGTGCCAAAACACCAGCAGGTTCTGAATGACCGACGCGTCACGGTTGCCGGTCGGCACCGCGGTGAAAAAGGAAAGCGGGCGCGACCAGCGGCGATCGACGCGTTCCTGGCCACCTTCGCGTTCGATCGGCTTGACCAGGTAACGCGGCTCCGACGTGAATCCGAAAGCCGGGCATTCCGGGAAAGTCGGCAGCGTGTCGGCGGTGATAGTCATCAGTTGTTCCTCATGGACGCAGCGCTGGTCGACATCGCGACCATCGCGGCGATTTGCCCCTGCGTCTGCCGACTGACCGTGCCTTTCGGCGCTTCAATGTGGAAGTGATTGACGACCTGCACGCCCTTCCCCCAAGCGTTCGCCGGCACGATGCGCCCGTCGGTGGCTGGGATCATCAGTTCCGGTCCGTTCTCCCCGACGATGTAAGGCGTGCCCGCATCGAAGTCGCCGCCGCCGGCCAGGCCCGTAATGCCGGCCAGGTTCCACAGTCCCGTGCCGAACGCATCGCTGCCGCCGGCTGCCGTCACCAGGCTTTCTATGCCCACGCCGCCCTGGATGGCGCCCGCGCCGGCGACCGCCGCGGCCAGCATACCGGCGGCGATCGACGCGCCGCCCACAATGCCGGCGGACATTTCCGTCGCCGCGGTGGCGCCGCCCGTTTCGATGGCGATTTGCATACTGGCGCCCTGGCCGGCGCCCTTGCCGCCGCCCGATAGGATTTTCCCGATCGGCGATTCCGGGCCGAATACGTCGCCGAAAAAGTCCTGGAACAGCGCCCGCGATCCCAGTTCGATCAGTTGCCTTTGAATGTCGCTTATGAACGCGTGCGCCGCCTGGCTGGCGGACTGCGCGCCCGTTGCGAAGGAAGTGAACGCGTCGGTGGCGGCGTTTTCGAAATCCTCGCGGATGGTGCGCGCCAGTTGGCCAATCTGACCTTCCAGCGCCACGACTTCGGAATTCACGCGCGCCAGTTCTTCGGCGACGTCTTTGTTCGAGCCGGCAAAATCTTTATTGATGGCTGCCAGTTCGGCCTGATGCGCCTTCAGGTCGGCCAGCGCTTTCGCGGTCGCGATGTCCTGCTGGTGCATCAGTTCCAGGTCGCTGATTTGACCCAGGTTGCGTTCGGCGTTCAGTTTCGCGAACGTTTCGGTCAGTTCTTCGTTCACCCGCTTTTCGGCTTGCGTGGCCGATGCCAGTGCTGCCATGGCGCGTGCGCCGGCCTGCAGGTCGGGGATCACGTTCGGATTCAGGCTGATGTCGGCGATCGCTTTTTGCAGCGCCTGCGCTTCGGCCACCAGCTTCGGATCGCTGGTGGCCTGCGCCAGCGCCTGGATGGTGCGGTAGAGCGCTTCCAGGTCCGCCTTCGCGCGCGCCCGCGCGGCGGCTTCCTGGCCGGCGATCGCCAGGGTCCGTCCGCCTTCGGCGGCGGCGGCGGCTTCCAGATTCTGCGTCGCGACCTTTAACTGTTCCAGGATCGTGACGGACTGCGACTGGGCGGCGTTAAGCTGTTCGGTAATAGCCTTGCGGCTGGTCAGGCTCTTGTCCGCCCGGTCGATCGCTTCCTGCTGGTCGATGGCGATCGACCGCTGCGCCAGGTCGGTCGCGGCTTGTGCGGCTTCCTCGAAATGGCCGGTCAGGACCAGCAGTTGCTGATCCAGCTTCGAAAACGCGTCGACATCCTTCAGGCGCTGGATTTTATAAATCGTTTCCAGGTCGCGCTGGCCGATCACATCGCCCAGGCGCTCGCCGGCCTGGACGGCGGCGGTCCAGCTTTTGAACTGTTCGTCCGTGATCTGGTTTAGGTCATGAAGTTTTTTCAGTTCCTTTTCGGCGCGGTCTTGACTCAGGTCATTCAGCTTTTTCACGGAACTGGCCAGCGCGCCCAGCGTCAGGTCATAGGCCAGCGCCGCGCCCTGGCTTAACCCATAGGTGGCGGCCTGCTGTTGCAGCGTGGCGTCCAGTTTGCCCAGCTTTTCGATCGCACTGTCGATGCCTTTGACGTCGTTCGCGTTCGGCAAGTGGAACGCCGGCAGCTTCGACCGATCGGCGGCGGCCTTGTCGGCGGCAGCCTTCGTCGCCTTGTCGATTTCCGCCTGTGCGTCGGTGACGCTTTTGGCCGCCCGGCCCCATATGATCGCGATTTCATCGGCGCCCCGATCGCCGGTCGACTTCATATCGGCGAAGGTTTCCTGCGCCGCGACCTTGACGTCGACCAGCCCTTCCTTGAAATCCTCCCACGCCTGTTTCGGATTTTCGAACGCTTCCGCGACGGCGACCGTACTCTTGAACACGCCTTCGTTAATCGCGACGATGCCGGCCAGCGCTTTACCTAGGATCAGGAAGGCATCCACGGCCAGCACGGCGGCAGTCGCCACCAGGCGGAAGCCCGTCGCCACGATGTCGTCCATTTCCTGGACGTTGTCTTTTTGTTTCGCCCAGGCGACGACCGAATCGGTCAGTCTTTTCAGTTCCGGCTGGACGTCCGCTTCCGCGCGCGAAAATACACCCTTGAACGATTCGCTGATGCGAACCATGTTCTTTTCGAATTCGTCCGCGGCCTTCGCCGTGGCTTCGCTTACATTCAGGCCCAGGTCGACGGCTTCGTCCTTCGCTTCCTTGATGCCTTTCGCGCCCTGATTCAGAAACGCGATGAACTCCGGTCCGCTGCGACTGAACGTCTGCTGCGCCAGGGTGGACTTTCCGATCCCGTCGGCGTGTTTCGAAAACGAATCCGCGATTTCAAGTAGTAGCTGTTCGGTCGGCTTTAGCTTGCCGCGCGCATCGGTCGCCGACACGCCCAGTGCATTAAAGGTTTCGATGGCCTTTTCGTTACCTTCCGCCGCCTGGCCGGCGGTTTTGGCCAGCCGATCCAGTTGTGGCGTCAGGTCGTCGATGCCCTGCAGCTTCGCGGCGAACTGCAGTTCGGACAGTGATTCGACAGCGATGCCGACCTGCTGCGACATTCGTTCCAGGGCCGCGGTCGACTTCGCGATATTTTCCGCGAAGTCCAGCGCTTCCTTCAGGACTAGCAGGCCCAGGATGTTCTTGGCGACGCCACTGATGGCGCTTTCAACGTCCGACCCGAACTTCGAAATCTGCTGTGTTGCTTTGCCCAGTTGCGCGGTGAACTCGCCTATATCGGCCTGTAGCTTGACGACCAGTCGTGCGATGTCGGTCATTTGCGCTTCACCTTATGCGCCAGTGCGCGGAACATATTGAACACGCCCGACCTTTGTTCGGCCTCACGGCGTTCGGGCCGCTGCAGCAGGAAGTCGGCCAGCTTATGGTCGCCCTTGTAGGCCGTGCGCCTAATTTCACGCGCGACGATCGCGGTGTGCAAATTATCGCGATACGCGCCCCACGGTTCTTCGTACCAGTAGCGTCGCAGCAGGTCATAGTCCGATGCCCCCAGTTCCGCGACTTCCGATGGCAAAATTCCGACCGCCAGACTCACCCTGCACCTAAACAGTTCATCTGGCGTCAGACTTTTTTTCGCCGTCCTCCCCTGTGGTCAGGCCGCTGATTTTCAGGATCGCATTGAACAGCGGCGCCACCATTGCGCCAGGCATTTCGCCGACCGATTCGACCGTCTGTGCAGGCTTGACGCATCCGAACGAAACCAACAGCGCCGGCGCGGATTCCTGATCCTCCCTGGCCGCCTTTAACCATTGTGTTCGTTCGGAATGCGTCAACTCCCGGACCACGAACGATTCGCCCCGAACTTCCAGCGTCGCTTCTTGCAGCTTAAAACGTGTCATTTTCTTTTTCCTTCAGTTGTGGATGGATCGGATCAGGCCGTCGGCTTGGTCACCGCCCCGCTGATTTTCAGCGTGAAACTGACTTCAGATTTCGCACCGACGGGCGTGGCAACACTCCATCCCAGGATCGCCGCCTGGAATTCGAAGGTTTCTTCCGGCGACGTGTCATCCGCCAGCAGCCGGAACGTTTCGATGGTGTTGTTATCGTAGGCGGCATAAAGCGCCAGGATGGTCGGATCGCCTGAAATGTAATTGCACTTCAGGCTGATCTGCGCCCCGTCGGCCAGGCCGGCGCGATAGACGCGCGCATCGTCGCAAAGCGACGTCACGTCAATCTGCGGCTTTGATTCGCCGATGTTCCCGGTGTCGACCACTGCGCAGAAGTCTGCGAACGTCGGCGGCGAACCGGAACCTATCTGGAACGTAAATTCGTTCCCGATGCGAGTGAAAGAACTGGCTGGTTCGGTCATGTCAAATTACTCCGTTAGGTTGCTATGCCAAATGAACAACGTGGTCGACACCCGAAATAAACCAGGCTCAGGGTCCAGTAGCTGAATTTCCCCCTGCTGCCTGATCGAACCGACGTGGGCGCCACCCATCGGTCCACGAAAATCAATCAATGCGTCCCGCACCGCCGCCGCGACCTGCAGCGATAGCTGGTAGGTTTTCGCGTAGCTGTCGAACTGGAACAGCGATTCGACCATCGGGTCCTGCGCGCAGTATCCCCCGTCCGCTACGTCGGTGATCTTAGTGAATACCACGAACGGCGTGACGATATTCTGCGGCGCGATCAGCCCGTAGACGCGACCGGCGATTAACGCGTACAGGTCGGCATCATTCGTCAGCCGATCGGTCAGGCCCGCTTCGATCATAGTGCCGACCCCGACGGCTTAATGGTATTGAAGAACTGAACAAAGCTGCCGCCCAGGGCGCTTTCGATCCGTTCCAGGTTCTGGTAGAACGCGGGCCGCAGCCAGGGATGCGGCGGAATCCAGTCGTCACCCTCTTTTTTGCGCTTGCGATTGTCCCTGCGATTTCGCTGTCCGCCGGTCCCGCTCGCCGTGCCGGCGCGCGTGAAATGGCCAAACTCCACGTACTGCGCCACGTAGTAGGCGGCCTTCGTCGGGCCGACCGCGGCAAAGGCGCGTTGCTTGTCCTTCGTCATGCCGGTCGTCAGCACGATGTGCTGGCGCGCATAACCAGGATAGGCCAGTTCGCCGGTGTAAAGCCGATGCTTTGTAACGCCGGATGGCGCGCTCGCCTGGGCCTGCAGTAGAACCGACGTCATGGCTTCTTTGACGCCGGCGCGCAATACCTTGCCATCGTCCAGGGCGCCGATGCGCTTCAGATTGTCGACGGCTTCTTTAAGCCCAGTGAGTACAACTGGCACGGCTAGGACCTGAAGCCTTCGGCACCGCGTTTCGTGCAAATCAGCGACAGCGTTTCGCGACCGCTATCCGAATCCGGCAAAACACTGTTTATGTCGTACACATCGGCGCCGTGCAAGACACGCATTGTTTCGACTATCCCAGGCCGCCAGCGGATCGTGATCGAAGTATCCATCGTCGAAGCGATTTGCTTTGCAATGAAATACTCGCGACCGCTTGCCGGCTCGATGACGGCTGGCACACCTGTTAGATAATCGGTCCATGTGTCGACAATCCCCCCTGTGCTATCGCGACCCGTCGTCCGGCTTTGCAACGTCACGCGGTGACGGAACCGTCCCGCCTGAATCGCTATCCGCCCCGACGGTCGAAGTAGGACTGGCATCAGGCCGCCCCCGTGGCAGCTTGCGGTCCAGCGCTTCGAAACGCCGGCGCAGCAGCGGCGGCAGTTTCCGGCGCAGCTTCAGGCAGGTCTGGCAAGCCATTGAGCGCTTCCCTCAGTTCCATGAACGGAAAACATTTCAGCGCCGAACCAGGCGAACAGTTCACGACTTCCGCGCGCGCCAGGAATTCGCCCGCCGCGCCCTTGAAGGTATTTAAAAACAGGTCATAGCGCGATCGGTAGCCGCGGCGCCAGGCATGATCGCCGAACCAGTGTTCGCCCCGCTTGCCGTGCATATCGAAGCCGCACAGGACCACGCGACGCACGCCGAAATGGATGGCCAGGTGGACCGCGGCAAAGCCTGAATTGTGGCCGGTTCGAAGGTGCGTGGGCCGCGGGTCGAAACCCTGGACGCCGCCGTGACTCATGACCGCGACCGATTCGTCGATCAGGTTCGGCACGCGATCGCCGGTCTGAGAAATGGTCACCTTGCGTCCCTTGAACGCCATGGCTTCCTTCGCGTGGTTGTGCCACCAGCGCGCATCGGACGCGTAAAGGATGTCCGCCCAGGGCGCCATCGCAGGATGGCCACCGAAGGCGACGCCCTGGTTATTCACGGCGATCGACCGGCAGCCGCTGGCGCGCACCGTGTCGGCGACCTGGCGCGTCATGGACGGCCCGCTGGCCAGCACGGCGCACACCTCGCCTTCCCATTCGCGTTCGACCTTCCAGGTCATGCTAGGGCCGGATCGCGGTGACGCCATAACAGGTCCATGGCGGATTGCGACAGTATCTGCGGGGATCGGAAGGCATCACCGTCCCGATTCGCGTAGAGCGCCCCCAGGACCAGCAGCGTCGCGGACACCACTTCCTGCGGGATGTTGTCGGCGATCGGCTCGCCAAATTCGTCGACCCAGTCGAACGCCGTTTCGTAGATGTCGGTTTTCAGGTAGTCGATGACCGTCGATGATGCTTGCCGGCGCGCGCGGTTTATCAGCCCGTCGTCCATATCATGATCGACGTTTAGGTGCGCCTTCGCTTCCGTCATGGTCACCAGGTTGATCGGTGTCGGCGGCGTCACTTTGCGTCCCTCCCGTCGCGCCCTTTCTTTACGGCCAGCATCCAGGTGCCATCCGTCCCAGGCTTCGACGTCGTCGTTTCCTTGGCGGTCCAGACGTTGCCGCCGAAAGTGACCATCAGGCCGACGGCATAGGGATGTTCGCTTTCCCGCCACACACCGACGTGTTTCGGATATGGGATAAACAGTTCCCGCACGACGACCTCGCCGCGCATGAACATCAGCATCCGGCGATCGTCGTCCAGGACGACCGCGTCCACGTCCAGGCCGTCGGCGCCGTCCTTCGGCATCGGCAGGCCGGCGATGTAATCGTCGACCCGCTTTCGGAATGCGCGTTCGACATCCAGAAGCCACTTCGCCAGGCCGGCGTCCAGGAAGTCGCGCACGTCGTCGATGGTCATCGACTTGCCAGGATCGCCCGGCTGCCCGTCCTTTCCGTCCCTGCCATCCTTGCCGTCTGCGCCTGGCGTTCCTGGCTGACCAGGTTGTCCAGGTTCGCCCTGGTCGCCTTTGTCCCCCTTTTCCGGGACCCTGGCTTCCAGCGCCTTCAGCCGATCGACCAGCGGCGTGACGATCGCGCTGACCTGGGCGGCTAGGGACTTCGCAATGGCTTCCGCATTCATAGTCCGACCGCCTGTTTCAGCGGACCGATGGCGTCCGCAAAGTGTTTTCCGAAATCCGCCGCGGCCTGGTCGCCGTTCGGGTCCGATTGATTCGTGAGCGCACCGCCTGGCGCACCGCCGCCGGCAGGTGCGGGACTGTCGTCGCGTTTCGCCAGCGCGGCCAGCGAATAGTTCTGCACCTGCAGGTATGGCGAGTCACCGCCTTCGACGGGCGGCAGGTTTTCCTTCAGGCGCGCTTCGTTCGGCGACATCATGCCGGCGCTGATGCCGGTTTTCCAAGCGTTGAAACGCGACGCGGTATCCATGCGCAGCAGCACTTCCAGGTCCAGCTTGACCGCCATTTCCAGCGCGGTGCCGGCCTCGTAAAGTTCCAGGCCGTCGGTCAGCCCGCATTCGACGCCTTCCATATGCGTCTGCAGGCACTGGCTCCAATACTGCTGTGTTAGCGATTCGATGTTCGTATAGGTCGGCGGCGGTGTGACGCCGACCATGAACGCCGGCACGCCGAAGGCGCTGCACACCATTTCCGCCGACAGGCGCAACTGTTCGACCTGCTGGGCCGCCGCGGCGGTGATCGTGATCGGTTCGAACTTTAGCCCGTCGCCCAGGACCGCGACGCGCCCGACATTGTGCCCGCTGAACTTATCGTTCCATTCTTCCTTCAGCCGCGCAGCCGTGGGATCGGAAATCGCACCTGGCGCGGTCAGGATGCCGGACGGCTGCGCCATATTTTTGAAAAAGGCGGCGGACGCCTTTTGCATGGCGTGTCCCTGGATGCCTGGCAGCGAACAGGCGAAAATCGGCGATGTGCCGATCAGCGGGTGAAACAGGCCCGGCATCCGGTCATGGATGATTTCCGATGACGGGACGATCACCGTGGCGTCATACACTTCGGACAGCGGGTCCAGGCCCAGGCTGTAATAGATACTGCCATCGGGCGTGACCAGGGGACGCACGCGCGTCGGGTCCAGGGGATACAGGCGCACGACGACGCCGCGATTATCGCGCTGTTTCAGGATGTAGGTATTGCCGGCCAGCAGCTTTGAAATCATCCACTGCTGCAGGAACTGTGACTGGGACTGGTAGCCGTTCGGCTTTCGGACCACGGGCGCGAAGGCGGAATTACGTTCAACTTCCTTCCAGATTTTATCGGGCGTCTTTTCCATCAGGCGGATCGGCATTTTGCCGATGTCCTGAGCGATGCGCGTCACGCACGCGAACACGGGCGTGAACGCCAGCAGTGTTTCGCGCCGCAGCGTGATGTTCTGCTGCCAGGCGCCAGCGAAGCCTTCGCGAATGATTGGCCACCAGCCACCGCTCGATTCGGACCAGTGCGCGATGTCGTCGGCGGATTTGCGGCGGCTGAAGCTGATGCTAAACGGCCCGATGCGCACGGGCCTATTCTCCCGTCGCCGCGACGGCCCCGATGCGGCGCGCGCGCGTGGGCAGGCTGGTCGCCACTTTGCCCCGCATGGAAATGCCGCGCGGCGCCAGCGGCGGTTCGCGCGTCGCGGATGCCGTGGCCGGCGCCAGGGCGCCGACACCGATCGCAGCCATCATCTGCGCTTCGTTCGGCGGGCAATCGAAAATATCCCCGCGCTGGTAGATGGTGCGGCCCAGCGTCAGGCGGTTCTGCAGAATCTTTATCAGCATGTTGCCCCCTACTCTAGAAGCTGGGACCGCGCCCGGTGTTTAGCCGAACGCGGTCCCGTCCCTGACTAACGCGAAACCTTAATGGGTCCCGTCGTAGTCGATGTCGTCGATGATCGAAACGGCGGCGGACCGACGCTTCTGCCAGTTGATGAACCGTTCGGCGCGCAGCGCGACGGAATTCGTCTGGAACATCGACACCAACTGCGCAGCGGTCGGCGTGCCCGAATTGCTGCTAGGTGTTGCCGTCATTTCCAGCGATGCCTCGCGACTTGCGTCGATGGTCACCGCGCCGTCATCCGCCAGCCAGATGTCCGAAGCGTTGACCAGGATCATCATCGCACCGCCCGATTCGTCCGGGACGTACTGCGACACGATGACCGGAATGCCCATCAGCGTTCCGCCGTTCATCGTCAGCCCTGGGAACTCAGGCTGCCCGAACGCGTTGAACAGCAGCGAAAGCTGCAGCGCGGTCGTCGCCTGCATGATCCACACCGCGCTGGTCGGCGCGATGTTGGCGGCGATGAAATCGCCCATCGCCGTCGCGATGTCGGCCCGAACGTCCGCGGCTGCACCGCCGGCGGAATGATGCGGGACGATGCCGTGGGTGATGGACGCCGGCGACACGTTCGCGACAGCGGCCAGCGTCGGATCGACGAAGTCCGTGTCCAGACGTTCGATCAGCGCCGCGGCGACCGCGTCGCGCACCAGCGCTTCGGCGGACGGATTGCTGAAGCGCAGCAGTTCTTCCGTCAGCACGGCGATGGTCGCCACCTTGTACCAGCCCAGATAGGTGTCGTTGAAGTCCACTTTGGTCAGCGGCTTCGCCTTACCCTGGCCGACCCAGTAGCCGGTTCCACCCGACGTCTGTCCACGGATGTGAACATTGAACGGGATGTGACGCAGCGACGGGATACCGCCCTGGCCGAATTTGCCCAGGATCGTCATCGGGCGTAGGAACTCGATGAAATCGCCGGCGAACTGGTTATAAGCCACCAGCGGCGACGCCCAGGTCGCATCGGTCGTGGTGCCAGCCGCCACCGACTTCTGCATATCGGCGACCAGGCTACCCTTTAAGCCAGCCTTGATGACCTGCGCGATTTGCGGCGTGTCGGGATAGTGCAGCCGCGCCAGCGTCAGCGCCTGATTCATATCGCCGATCGCCGCGCCCATGCACTTGACGTACCGGGCGAACATGATGCCCGGTTCCAGCTTCTTCGTGATGTGCGTGGTGCGCACACCCGATCCATCGCCGTTCGCCTGGCGGCGGACAGTGGTCGGCTCCGGCTCTGTGCCAGTCTCGCCTTCCCCGCCACCTTCGTCGTCATCGGGACCGCCGACGCGCCGGGCCTGGACGACCTGCAGCTTTTCGAGCCGACGCAGGTCCTTCAGTTCCTTGTCGATGGACTCGATGTCCGCCGACAGCGTGTCGAATTCTTCCTGTTCGGACGCGTCCTTATTGCGCGAATCCTTCAGGGCCTTTTCCTGGACAGCGTTCAATGCGGCGACCTTCTCCGCACGCGTGGCCACGAATAATTTGATCTGTTCCGACAGTTTCACTTTCGTATCCTTTCAACTTCAAACATTGACCGCGACGGCGGGAATGTGGACCTGCGCCGCACCGT